ATTGAATATAAAAATCCTATAGAACGATTTGAAAATCTATCAAGTTGGGCATTAACAATCATAAACAAATTAACAGATCCTAAAATCTTTATAGAAGGTTATTCTTTTGGAAGTAAAGGTCAGGCTGTATTTCAAATAGCAGAGAATGGTGGTATATTAAAGTATAGATTGAAACAATATGACTATAAGATATTAGTACCTAGTGTTATTAAGAAATTCGCTACAGGCAAAGGTAACGCAGATAAACAAAAGATGTATGAACAATTTACAAAAGATACTAATACAAATCTTATGAAAGTTTTTGATATACCTACATTGAACAATCCAGTTACAGATTTAATAGATGCTTATTATATTGCTAAAAAAGGTTATGAAGATATTAACAGCGAAAAATAGATTGCCTGATATAGAAACACAGGTTGAACAATTAAATGTTAATGATATTATGTTTATACCTGATTTAAAGTGGATGGAAAAAAGAAAAAAACCTTTGTATGAAAGTTTAGAAAAAAATGGTATGATATATCCTATAATAGTTACTTCATTGGCTTGTTATTGGCATCAGGAAAGAAACAACTGGCCTAAAGATGAAAAGGGTAATTTTAAACAAGGTATGGCTTGTACGAATGGAAATAAAAGATTATTATATGCTAAAGAAAATAACTATGATAAAATAGAAGCGTATGTAGTAAAAAATAAACACGAAAGAGATGCTATAATCGTAAATACTTATATGCATCCTACAGGATATCCAAAATGAAAAATGTAAAAGGTTGGCAGTTACCAGAATGGGATACCCATTTTGAAAAAATGTTAAAAGAAGTAAATGGAAAGTACGAATATCAGTATGCTCAAAGACAATATGCTTTATCATATGTAAATAATTTTAATTTGAATGCATTAGATATAGGAAGTAATATAGGATTTTGGTCTGTTGAACTATGTAATAAATTTAAACACGTATATGCTTTTGAACCACACCCAGAAAATAATGAATGTTATAAAAAGAATTTAAATCAATATAATAACTATACTTTATATGAGATCGCTGTGTCAAATGTAAGTAATAAAATATTAGAATTATATGTATCACCAGATGAATGTGGAAATGCAAGTTTAAATAATTTTGGTGTAATGGAGGGTACGACAGATAGAAAAATAGAAGCAGTTAGTTTGAAAACTATATCAGTAAAAGTAGAAAAGATAGATGATTACAATTTAAAAGATATTGGTTTTATTAAAGTGGATTGTCAAAACCACGAACAAGAAGTAGTAGAAGGAGCTATACAAACTATAGACAAATATAGTCCTGTGTTATGTTTAGAACTTCCTGTAAGAAATAAAAAGGAAATAGATTATAGAAATAATATGATAGAATATTTAAAAAAATATAATTATATATTAAGAGGCTCTTCAGGTAAAGAAACATTATTTACTAGGTAATATGAAAATTTTAGTTGTAACATCATTTAATAGTTCATTGTATTCTCAATATGCACATAGATTTATTGAAACTTATAATTGGCCTTTTGATTTACAAATATATTCTGAAGATTCAATACCAAATGTTAAAACTATAAACATTTTTGAAAATGTACCAGAATGTAAAAAATTTATAGAAAGAAACAAAACTAAAATAGTTAAAGATTTTACACGTGACGGTATAAGATTTTGTTATAAAGTATATTCATATACACATTGTATTTTAAATAATGATTACGATGGTATTATAGGTATAGATGCTGACAGTGTTTTCTATAAAAATATAGATATAGAATGGATAAAACAAAATATACATAGAGACGATTCAATGATAACTTATCTAGGAAGACCTAATTACTCAGAATGTGGTTTTTTATATTTTAATATGAAGCATCCATTTATAAAAAAATATGCAGAAGAAATGCAAAAATGTTATAATGAAGATTTAATATATAATGAAAAAGAACAACACGATAGTTATATATGGGATTTAGTAAGAAAAAAATTTGAACTTAATTATGATGTAAAAAATTATAATATAGGTGACAATAAAGTAGGACACGTACAAGCTAGATCAATACTAGGAACAATATATGATCATACTAAAGGTCCTACAAGAAAACAACTAGGAAAAAGTCCGGAGGCTAGAATATGATAAACGTTTTTATAGGATATGACAGTAAAGAAAAGATAGCACATCACATATTATCAGAAAGTATATTAAGACATAGTACAAAACCTGTGGCCATAACACCAATATACTTACCAAATATTAAAGATGACTTTGTAAGAGAAAGAAACAATCTTTCATCAACAGAATTTTCATTTAGTAGATTTATAATACCACATTTAATGAACTATCAAGGTTGGGCTTTGTTTATGGATTGTGATATGTTAATGATGACAGACATAGCAGAACTATGGCGACTAAGAGATGACAAGTATGCAGTACAGGTTTGTAAACACGATTATACACCTAAAGATGAAAAGAAAAACTGGTCAAGTTTTATGTTATTGAATTGTAAGAAGTGTATAACGTTAACACCAGACTATGTCAATAAGGCCAGTGGATTAGAATTACATCAGTTTAAATGGTTAGAGAATGAAGAACTAATAGGTTCGTTACCATTAGAATGGAACTGGTTAGTCGGTGAATATCCTTATAAAAAAGATGTTAAGAATGTACATTACACAGATGGTGGTCCATATTTTGAGGAATATAATACTTGCGATTATTCAAGTGAGTGGTATAACATTTATACAAATACTGTTAAAATTGAAATCAAAAAATGATTTATGGGTTTGGCACTAGAGAAGTAACTAATACTATAGTAAAAGCATTTTTAAATAATGAAATTCAATACGGTGCAAAATACTTTCCAGAGTATAAAAATGTTTTACCTTTTGAAAAATCACAATGGTTAGGGTTTGATAAAGATGTATGGATTTCTAAAAAAATACCTATAGCTGTTGTGGGTATACTTAGAGGTATAGAAGAATTATTATGGGAGGCAAAAAACAATAATATAAATTTTTACTATTGTGACCATGCATATTTTTATAGGTCTGATGAACATAGAACTCATAGTGTATTAGGAGATAGATTTTATAGAGTAGTTATAAATCAGGAAAACTTAAATTATATAACAGAATTATCTTCAGAAGATAAAGTAAGAATAGAAAAATATAAAAGTAAAATGCCAATTAATTATACTAGATTTATACCTAACACTTTTAGAAAAAACAGATCAATTATATTATGTCCACCATCCGAAGCTTTAGACAGATATTATAATTTAGGTGGTGTAGATAATTGGATAAAAAACACGTCTTTTGTAATATCACAATATTCAGATAGACCTATTATAGTTAGAAAAAAAGATTGTAATATTCCACTACAAGAACATTTAAACGAAGCTTATTGTATTGTCACATTTCAATCAACAATTGCCATACAAGCAATACTACAAGGTATACACTCTTTTTGTAGTGAAGTATCTTGCTGTATGCCAGTATCTTCAAATGATTTAAGACAGATTGAAACACCTTTTTATCCAACAAAAGATTTAATAGAAGAATGGATAAATAGTTTATTAGCTAATCAATTCTCTTTAAGTGAACTTAGAGATGGGTTAGCAAAAGAAGTTGTAAACAGATTACAACAAAGAAAGAAAATTAATTATGATTAAATGCCATTTTATGAATTGGACAAAATGTTTATCTCATCAGATATGGCCTGCTATATCTAAAGGTTGGCCTGATACAGATAAAACAGTAAACTTCTTTTGGGGATTGGGCGGCAATAATACTTCAAAAATAAAAGAATGTATAGACAATAAAGAAGAATGGTGGTATGTTGATGTAGGATATTTAACAGAACAGATTGTAAGATATCCTGAACCTAGAATTATAAACAAAGACAAAACTTATTTCAGAATAGTAAAAGGAAAATTACACACTATACGTGGTAAAGTTGGTACAGGTCAAAGATTAATCGAATTAGAAAATAAAGGTATAGATGTACAATTTAAAGGGTGGAATACGGGTGAGACTAAACATATTTTATTATGCCCATCTTCACCTACTGTAACTTATCATATCAATGGTATAAGTCAGGAAGACTGGATACAAGAAGTAACGAATACATTAAAACAATTTACACAAAGAGAAATACGAGTAAGAAATAAACCAAGACCTGATAATCAATGGTGGGGAACAGATATTAAAGATGAACTTAAAGATTGTCATTGTTTAATAACTAATATGAGTTTGTCAGCAGTTGATGCAGTGATGAATATGGTACCTGTTATATGTCATACAGACAATATAGTATCGCCTGTTGCTTCACACGATTTAAAGTTTGTAGAAAAACCTTTAAGACCAGGTCGTAAAACAATGCACGAGTGGTTAAAATATGTAGCTGAAAATCAATTTACTTTAGAAGAAATATCTAACGGAACAGCATACAAAACATTGAAAGAACAAGATATATGATAAATGTTTGTTGTGTATATTATGGTGACAAATATAAACCAGAGTATGTACAAAAGTTATATAATATGGTTCAAAGACATCTAACTATACCATTTGAGTTTTATTGTTTTACTGATCACGTTAATTTATTTGATTTAGTTTATGGTAAGATTCATTTTAAATCATTTCCTAGATATGATATGGAAGGTTGGTGGAACAAATTACAACTATTCCATCCTGAAACAGGGTTAAATGGTGTAAATTTATATTTTGATTTAGATGTTGTTATATTAAAAAATATAGATTGTTTTGCCCAGCATGGAGATGAAAATTCTTTCTGTATATTAACAGATTTTAGTCAACCAACTTCAGTATTTAATTCCAGTATTATGAAGTGGAACAATAGTAACGCATCTAAAATTATATGGGAAAAGTTTTTTTCAGATAGAATATCTTATAGAAAACAACCAGGAGATCAGAATGTAATAACAGAAATAATAAAAGATGATCCTTGTTTAAAATTATTTCCTGATGATTGGACATTTTCTTATAAATGGTATAGTAGAGCTAACCCTAGATTTTCAAAAGATGCTTGGACATTTGAATTAGATCACAATGCAAAAGTTGCTGTGTTCCACGGTAAACCAGATCCTCACGAAGCAACACAACAATGGGTTATAGATAATTGGAAATAATATGATATACTTAGTAACAGGTGGAGCAGGATTTATAGGTCACAACGTAGTAAAAAATTTAGAAAATTTAGGACACAATCCTATTATAGTAGATAACTTTACAGATTATGGTATTATAGATAAAAAACAAATTTTATTTTTAAAAGAACAAAGATTAAAAAATATTTTATCACAAAAATTTGATATTGATATTAGAGATACTAAATCTTTAGAAGGTATATTTCAAAGAAATAAAATACACGGTGTAATTCATTTGGCTAGTTTTCCTAGACAAAAAGTTGTAAATAAAAACCCAGCAGCTGCATCAGAAGTTATGATAACAGCATTAATTAGTTTATTAGAACTATCAAAAAAATATGGTATATCTAAATTTACATATGTAAGTAGTAGTATGGTATATGGTAATTTTGTAAACAACGTTACAGAAAATTTTGATTGTAAACCACAAGGTCAGTATGGAATAATGAAATATCTAGGAGAAAAATTAGTACAAGATTACACATTAGATTTTGATTATACAATAGTCAGACCAAGTGCTGTTTATGGAGAAAAAGATGTTGAAGATAGAGTTATAAGTAAATTTTTTTCATCAGCAATGAAAAATGAAATAATAAAAGTAAATGGACCGAATGAAGTATTAGATTTCACACACGTGTCAGATACGGCTGATGGTATTACTAAAGCTGTTTTATCTAATAACTCTATAGATGAAATATATAATATAACTAGAAGTGATAGTAAACCTAGAACATTACTTGAGGCCGCTGAATTGATAATAAAAATAGTGGGCAAAGGTAAAATACAAATAAATGATAGAGATAACGATTATCCTAAAAGAGGTATATTAAATATACAAAAGGCAAAAGAAGATTTAAACTATCAACCTAAAATTGATATTGAAGAAGGATTTAAAAGATATTATGACTGGCTACAAAGTACCATTTAACGATTTAAAATCCCGTTATAAACAAATATCAACTGTTATTAATAAATCAATACAAAAGGTTATTAATGATAAAGATTTTATTACAGGAAAATATACAAAAGATTTTGAAGAAACATTTAGTAAATTTGTTAAAGCAGAAGATTGTGTTGGTACAGCAAGTGGTACAACAGCCCTTCAAATAGCATTAAGAACAATACAATCAAGTGGAAAAGAAATTATAACTACACCTTTAAGTTACATATCTACAAGTGAAGCAATACTAAATGAAAACGCCATACCAGTTTATGTTGATGTAGATACTAACTATCAAATTGATGTAGATAAGATTGAAAGTAAAATCACAAATAAGACACACGCAATATTATACGTTAATCTATTTGGTCAAACACCCAATTATAAAAAATTAAGAGAGATAGCAAATAAACATAACATATATTTAATAGAAGATGCAGCACAATCTATAGGTGCATTAACAGATAGTCCTGCAGATTTGACTTGTTATAGTTTTAATCCTGTAAAAAATTTAGGCGCATTTGGTGACGCTGGTGCATTAACAGGTAAAAAACATTTAATTGATAAGGCAAGACTATTAGTAAATCACGGTGGATCAACAAGATATAACTTTTCAAATCTAGGTATGAATGCAAGAATAGATAATATACAAGCTCAAATAGTTAAAACCCAGTTACCATATTTAAATAAATGGTTAAAAAAGAAAAAACAAATTTGTAATTATTATACTAAGCATTTAAAAAACTTTTGTGTTACACCCATAGAAACAAATTTTTCAAATCATACTTATTATGTATATGTTATTCAAGTAAAAAATAGAGGTCAATATATAGATTATATGAAACAAAATGGTATTGAAACAAACATAAACTATCCATATGCTCTTACAGAATTACCTATGTTCTCAAAATACGGTAAGTGTCCTTATGCAGAAACTTTAAGTAAAAGTTTGGTTAGTTTACCCTGCTATCATACCTTAACCAAATCAAAGCAAAATTTAATCATTAAATTAACGTTGAAATTCTTAAAAGAGAACAAAACGTGAACGTGTATTTTATTAAGTTATTGAATATAAACAAATATTTCTTTTAAAAATAGCTAAATAACTCTTGTTTTTTTAGTTTTAGCCTGTTATATTATATGTATAAACATTGAAATAAAGGACTATAATATGAAAACTAAAGACTATGCAATAGAAGTTGCAGAAAAACAAGCCGATGTTATTAAAGACTTGTTACTTAATAATGAAATAACACAATCTCAAGCAGCAGATATGTTAAGTAAAATTCAAAATATTGAATTGATTACAAATATGGATTATAATGATATTGCCTACGAGTGGGTAATGGAAAGTAGAGGTTAATTATGATATACTATAATAAAAATGATTTAGGTAAAAGTGTTTATAGAGTTGTACAAGATTACACCGTACAAGTTGCTTACTTTGTTAAAGCAAAAAGTGTTGATGAAGCAAGAGATATTGCTTTAGAATACGGTGGTATTAGTAATGACTATATAAAAGATTCTATTATAGAAAATTCAGATCAATTAGAATTAGATTATTATGATACTGGTTTTGATGATCAAACTGAAGAACATCTTGGTATAGTTATCAATGATGAAAACGATCAAGATGAAGTAGTACTTGACAAATATGCGGAGGCAGTATAATATGATAATTACAGATATTTTAATTGGATTCTGTTTTGCAATCTATTTAATGAGTATGGTACAGTGTATTTTTATATTACAAAGTATGAAAAGAACTTGTAGTAGAATGATAAAGAATCTCAATACTATAAAAAAAACTCTAAAAAATTATTAATAACAAGGAGACTATATAATGAACAGACAACTAGAAATGATAGATAATTTAAATCAAATTATTGATGCAATAAAAGATAATAAAGATGATTATGCTTTAAACGTAGCAACAACACTTAGAAATGAGATAAAAGAAGAAGTTGAAAAACAAGAATCAGATATTGATATTTTATTACAATTAGAAAATGAAAGCAAGTACGGTAAATAAAATGTGCGACAGAACTATAAAAATGAAATCAAATAAAGATTCAATTTTACAAGATGTAAATTCAAATACAAATTCTATTGAACTTACTGTAAAAGGTTTAGATACCAAATCATTTAATTATAAAAAAGAAACACACGTTAATTCTAAAGAAAAAAATGTTGACAAATAAACAAAGATTACAATTGGCTGTAACTCAATACCGTAAATGGTTAAAGTCATTAGGTTTAAAGTTAAATAATAAAGGTAATGTAATTAGTAACCATAAAGGTTTTGATATACCTGATTATAAAACAAAAGATTCTATACCAACAAGTGATAGAATAGTTGGCGACACTTATAAAAGAACTTATGCCACTAAGTTACCAGAAGGAAAAACTATAGGTATTGCCTACAATAAAGGTGCGTATCAAGTTGTAGATAGTACGGATTTTAAAACAATGGGAAGGAAAGTATAATATGAATAATAGAAAATACGATTTAATAGGTGCAGGATTATTTGCTCTTATATTATTTTTAGTTTTAATGTTTACACCAAGAGCCATAGCAAATGAAACAAATCAATTAAATGATTGGTTTGAAAAACAATATATCGAGTTTATAACTTTTCAAAAACAAGGTTGGGAAGATAGTAAAGCACAATTGGCATTAAATAAAGAACAAATTATTAATATGCCAGAAACAATAACTTTAAGTGTAACACAAACATTTAAAGATATATCAAATTTATTTGTAAGTGCTGTTGATAACTTAAACATTTCAATTACAGGTATATTAAATGACAAATAAAGACTTTTTTAAAGGTGTAGAAAAAAAAGGTAAAAGAAAAAAATCAATAGATGGATATTATGGTGATAAAACAGGTTTTTATACGTTATATAAAGATGAAGATGGTAATGTAACAAAGAAAAAAGAGAGAGGTAAAAAATGATTTGGTTTATGTTTTTCCTAGGCCTGATTGTAGGAATATGGGCTGGCTGGAAATATGAGCACGTGGTAAATGACGTTATTGAGTCATATTTTAAATAGCTATATAAATCAGTAACTTGAAGTCATTGTTTTTAAATACTTATTTCTTTGACTTAGGGCTTGCAATTGACACAAAAAAGTATTACCTTATATAGTACAAACAACAAACTAAAATATACATTATGATAACATATGATAAAGACACTCTTTTTAGAGAGTTTAAAGACGCCAAAGCAAAAGATGTTGCTCTTTCAACAAAGAAAAAATTAGAAGATAAAGAAGTCGATATATACATAAATCGTATTCAATTCTTTAAAGACCATATTAGAAACAAAACACTCAATCCTAAAGTCTATGATTTATTAGACATTAATTTTGAAGAACTATTGAAAGCTTA